GTGTTTGACACTTTTCTTAGAAATTCATTGTTTGGATATTTTATCAAAACATATGCAGATCTTGTCTTGGAAAGAATCCTCAAAACCATGACAGTATTTGATGCTTCAATATTTTTGGGAATTGGCATGAGAGAAACAAGAAAGTTCATGGATGGTTCAAACGGTTGGAATCTTGGTCTCAAAGAACACAAGCAATTCACCAGAGACATGAATGCTGGAGATGATGTTTGGAAAACATATGACAAACCTTGGCATTTCATTACTATGCCTGTTGCTGCAAAGATGCTCAAAATATGTGGTTACACTTATACCACTTCTGACAAGAAAGAAATACAAGATGAATGGACAGATACCCAAGAAGTTACTTTCTTAAAGAGAAAATTTGTGAAGAGACAAGGGATATTCTTAGCTCCTATGGAAATACATGACATAGTAGAGATTTTGAATTGGGTGAATGAAGAACCTTTTCCTGCAGATGAAATGTTCGCCTTATCATGTGTTAGCGTAATTAGAGAATTTGCTCATCATGGTAAAGACGTCTTTGAAGAATGGAAGAACAAACTCAATGAATGTTTAGCAGAAATCAGGAGACCTCTTCTTACAGTTTCGTACGAAGACTTCTTCGAAGAAAGTACAGGAGCAGGGACAGCAATTGATATGTCAGAATTCATGGTAGTTCAACATACTCAAGAAGACAAAGATTGGAAACTGGAAACACCTGGCATTTTGCTCGACAATATGTGTAAACATGTTGAAGAAATGAATGTCAAGGCGATTGAAAAGTTTGTTGAAACAGGAGATATCACAGCCCAAGGTAGTGATTCAGATCCTGATGATTTTACTCCTAAACTCAATCTTGGAAATTACAATGAAGAGAATGAAGAAGAAACTCTTGAAGAAAAAGAATGGATTCAAATGGTAGAAGAAGAAAATGAACCACCCGACCCTTCCATTGATGAAGACAAATTATGGAGCAAACTAGCACATATGTATTACCCCAAGAGTGTCATTAGAAAAGAAAGAAGGAAATGGATCAACAGAAGAGGCAAAGAAATGGCAGAAACTTGGACAGAAGCAATGTGG